GTCAGATTGGTCGAATAGTCCGTGCCGGCGGTACCCAGGGCTGTGACTGCATAGCCGAACGCCTGCCAGGACAATCCGTCCGCGAGGCTGTGCGCGACGAGCCATGGGTTCGCGATCGTGCCATCTGGCGTCCCGGCGTCCACCGATCCGTTCGTGAATTTGTAATACATGACGCCGACTTGAATGACGTCGTTATTCGCCGGGCTGCCGGAAATCGTGCCCTTGGCATATCCTTTTTCGGTGTAGAGCCACAAATTCCGGCCATCGGCCAAATACATGAATTCGGGGACGGTGCCGATCGTGCCGGTTCCTGCCATGATGCAGGCGCTAATTCCCGGCAGCAAATCGGACGTGATGAGCGTAATCGTGCCGTCTTTGTCGACGCGATACCACTCGTGACCCGAGACGACGAACAACGCATCGTTGAAGCTGCCCGGCTGCGAATAGGTGCCGCGGATCGGACCCTGCCCGACGTACAGCCAACGCTTGAGGCCAGGGCGCGCGATCAGCGCCGACAATCCTTCGACGAGGACCGGGTTCTGCTCGAAATAGCGATTGCGCGTCTGTACCTGTGCCTCTTTGGCGACGCTGCGGTGATAGTCGGCTTTGCCGAGAGGGATATCGCCCATCGCTTATTCCCAATAATTTCCGCGATTGAAGCCCCGCTGCGAGGAAAAAGCCCGCTGCGTGTCATATCCCTGCCGGGACATAAACGGCCACGAAATACTGTCGTCGATTTCGAGCGGCTGCGACTGAAGGTAGCGCGCGATGAATTCGCGGCGGTTATTCTTCAGCATGACTGTGCTCTGCTCGTCGAGCGTGCGTCCGTACCGCGGGTTCAACCGCAGCGCGAGCAGGATAATGAACATCATGTCGAAATTCTGCGGAAACGGGTTTTCGTCGGTCGCGAGCAAATCCGTGATCCGAACCCATGCGGACAGGTCGGCGCGATAAATCCATTCCCGAAACGTGCCGTCCGTATCGAGCAGGACCGACGCGGCGCTTTCGATCGGGCGCCCGTTGCCGTCAAGGGTGATCGGCACCGTGGAAAGCCGGCTGAAGGGATCGCTAATCCCCATGCGTGATCCGTCTTGCGGACGCACTGTCAGCCAAATCGTCGTCGCGGTCGCGTTGAGCGCGATCAGCCGCTGATTGATCGGCGGATGATGCAGCCGCTCGTCGGTATAGGGAATTTCGAAGCAATCCCCATCGGGGTCGCGATCGAATGTGCCGAGCGGCCAATCGGACAACCGCTCGCCGGCATCGCCGCCGTAAATCGAATTGATGAGCGCGTTGTAAAGCCGCAGCGCTTCCGTGACCTGATTATCGGTCGGAGCCTTGCCGAGCGCGAGCATATTACTCTCGCGAAAAGCATCGGTGATGATCGAGGAAATCAAGGTCACGGAAAACGCCTTTCAGCCGGAATTAAAGATCGAGCGCCGGCTTGGGAAAACCGGCCTTGGGTTCGGGACGGCTGACGCCGACCTTCATGCGCCACAGGCCGTCCTTGGTTTTCGTCTGCGTCGCGGCGTGCAGCGCGGAGTCGAAAGGCCAGCCGGCCGCGTCAAGCGTGTTGCTGACGTCCGTGGTTTCCTTCTTCGCCGGCTTGCCGCCCGTGGCCTCGCCCGTGGCGTCGTTCTTGGCATGGACGGGCGCGGAGCCGCGCTGCGCCGCCGAAATCTGATCGGTCTCGGGCGGCATCGGCTTGGAGCCGGTTTTCTCCGCGGTGATGACCTTGGACGGGTGATCGTGCCAGCCGGCCGGGACGGTCTCGCCCTTGTGGAAAATCTTGCTCTGGCCGCTCGGACCGTAGAACCATGTCGGATGTTCGTGCATCGTATTTCTCCGTTGTGGGGCGTCAAATCAGAAGCGAGCCTGCCGCGCCCCCGGCAAGCTGGATATCGGCGCCCTCGCTCGTTTGGAACATGAGCGGGATGCGGTTGAAGCCAACCGCCACCGGCAACGCATTGACCACGACGAGCGTGCTATCGTCTGCGGGATTGCGGGCGGTTACGGTGATGGTGCCGGCGACGGTGGCGAGAAATCCCGCCATATGCGACGTCGCGACGTGATAGCTGGAATTCGCTGCCATCGGCTGCGGGCGATAATATTCGTGCGCCATCGAAATTCTCCCCCGCGAAAACTAGCTCCGAAAGCGAAACGGCCGCCCCTGTAGCGGGAACAGGGACGGCCGACCAACCTTCGCCCGGAGAACGAAACGAAGCGCGGATTTAACCGCCGTTGATGCGTGCGACGCGATACCGATCGCGAACGTTGGCGTTGAGCGCCACGTCGAAGCGAACGCCGTGCTCGCCGGTATAGAAATCGCTGTGCTGCCACATACGGACAGTCAGCGGGATCTTGGAGAGCTTGCGCCGCATGGACGTGTCGCTCGCCGGCAGGATCAACGGCACGGTGTTGACGACGATTGCCTGCTTCTGGATCACGACGCGCGGCGACAGATTGGTGCTCGGTGCACCAATCCACGTCAGCACGGCGTTATCCGCAGGCGCCGCCGAAACCGTGGCGTGCGCGGTGTTGATGTTGATGTTGTCGCCGGCACCGCTGCCAGGGACGATCATCGCCGGGAAAATCCGCAGCGCCGGGATGACGCCTGCGCCGTCAGCGGTCGCGTCGGTGACAACGGTAAACTGCTGGAGGCGAGCCGGCGAAACGAGCGCCTGCTTGCGGTTGTCGTAAGCGAACACGGCGGGATAGGTGAAAACCTCGCCTGCCTTGATCGTCGCGGCTGCGCCCAAGCCGTCGACTGCGATCGTCTGCGTGAGCCGCAGGCCGTTCGAAGTGCCGGCCTTGGCGACGTCGGCGTAATTGACGAACTGGTTTGGACCGTTGACCACGGCAGCCGCCGTCTGCGCACGGGTGCCCGTGAGAAGGTTCGGAAGCTGGTTCGTGAACATCGTACGAATGCCGTTCAATTCGCCCGAGAAGCCCTTGCGGTACGTCGCGGTCGAAAAGGCGTCCGGCCCCGGCAGCTTCACCACCTGATCGCCAAGCTGCTGCATGTCGAAATAATTCAGGATGTACGAAAGCTCGTCGTCACCGACGCCGTTTTCCTTCAGGCGGGTATAGCCGGCGACGGCATCCACCCAATTGCCGACCGCGTTGTTCGGCGTGCCGGTCCAGTCGGCCGACGAAAGAACGGCCTTCTGCATCACGTAGGCGTCGATCTTTTCGGCCATGCTGGTGGCCGCGCCGAGCAGCGCCTTGCTTTCGCGCGCGTCGCCAATCGACTTGATCTTGACGAAATCGCCCCAGCCCATGTTCGCGTTGAACGTGCCGGTAACCTCGAAAAGCTCCGAGCCGAAAACCGTACCGTCCGTGCCAGCCGACAAATCCTTGACGCCGTTTTCGGTGCGGGTGACGTTGTAGCGCGGCGTGACCTGTTCGAGCACCTGGAGCCCGTTGCGGTCGTCCATTTCGCCGTCATATTCGTTCCACGTCACTGCATCGGCAGTAACGAGATTGTTCTGAAGCACCATCGCGAACGAATTCAGGACGAGCTTCTGTTGTTCGGTAGTTACGGCACCCATCGGGATTTCCCTTCTCTTGCATTATGCCGATCGGGGAAATCCCTCACGGCGCCGATTACTTGCCCTTCGCGTCTGCCGCCCAAGCCTTCTCGAAATCATCGAGATTTTCGGTCGACGGACTAATCCGGGTTCGGGAATTGGCGCCTCGTGTCTGCGTTGCAGGCGGTGCACCAGCCCCCGGAATTCGCCTTGCGCGACCCTTTCCGCTGATTTCGGCGTCCTTATCCAGAACATACTTAAGCTGGCCGTAAGGTGAAAGCCCGGCAACCCGAGCCGCTTCCTTTTTGTCCTGCGAAAGATCGTAAAGGATCTGTGCGCCGTTCTCTGCTTCGTGGGCTGCTTCGAAGGTCGGCTGATCGAGACGCCAATCGCCCCGCATTCCCGCTTCGACCACCGCCTCTTGAAAATCATCGGAGATTTCGGCGCCGCGCGTGGAAAGATCATCGACCTTATCGAGCAATTCGGCACGGGCCTTTTCGGCCTGCGCGTTTCGCTCGTTTTCCTGCTGACGTTGCAGGACCGCATCGGCTCGATCGGCTGCCTTTGTGGTGGCGAGCCATTCAAGCTTATCCTCGATATAACGGTCGTCGAGGTGCCCGAGAGGGTATTTCGCCAAATCCTGCGGATCGGGCGCCTTACCAGCGTCGGCGGCAGAATTACCACCGGCCGCGCCACCCGGCAAGCGACTTTTTTCGAGGGTGTCAAGGCGGGCGTCGGACGCCAAGCGCAGCCGCTCTTCCTGCCGCAGCCGCTTGTTCAATTCGCGGATGCGGTCGGACGCCTTAAGCTTTGGTTTGACGGGTTTTTCATCCTCGTCCTCGTCGTCATCCTCGTCCTCGTTTTCGCCGTCGTCATCCTCGTCGGCGTCAGCCGCGGTGGCATCCGGCTTCTCGGCGCCCTTCGCCTTTTCAGCGGCGGCAGCGGCCGGCTTGTCCTTGCCTGCGGCCTTGGCCTCGCGTGGTGGACGTCCGCTCCCTCCACGCTTGGGTTTTTCCTCGGTCGGAAGGTTGGTCTCGATCGCGTCCTTGGTCGACCCGACTTCGACGTCACCCGCCTTTTCGAATTCGGCGAAACCACCGTCATCGTGCCCGTCCGGCGCCCGCATGTAGCGGCCCTTGCTCTGCTCGGCGGCGGTCATTGCGCCGAGCCCCGCGCTCAACATCAAAAATTTCTTCATTACTGTTCTCCGGTCGTGTCATTTGGGTTGATAGGGTTTTGTTCTGCGTAGGTTTGCGCCCTATCTCGCAATTTGAAATCCATGTCGGTTTTCGCCAAATCGGCGAATTGGTCGACCTTGCTCATATCCTGGTCGTGCTGTTGCTGGTCGGACGCAAGCTCGTGCTGGCGATCCTCGTGGAGCATCTGATTGTGCTGGTCGAGGGTATCGAGCACGTGGCCGAAATCTCGCTCGTCGTTTTTCCCTTGCACGTCGGCGGTGCGCGCCTGCGCGTCGAGAATTGCCTTGTACGCCTGCGCACGGGCAAGCTGCGCGCTTGCCATAGCGTTCGACGCCTTCGCCTGATCGAGCGCAGTTTTTGCCGTCTGCTGTGCTTCGGCAAGCTGCTGTGCCTGCTGCTGCGACTGCTGGTTCGCCTGCTGCATCTGCTGCATTTCCGGCGTCATTTCGTCGGCCGGCAGCATTCCCGGCGGGAGCAGCATCTTGAAGCGACGGGCGAATTCCGTGCTCTTCGGCCAATCCTGCGCCTCGGCGACAAGATCCATGACATTGCCAGCAATCTGCGGCGCGGCGTTCACGAAAGCCATCATCTGCTCGGCTGCGAGCGTGCGCTTGGTTTCCGATGCCGGGCCGACGCTGACGGTCACGGAATATTTGCCCATCGTGACGTCGGAATTCGGGTCGCTCGGATCGTTGATAACCGCGAGCGTCGCCTTGTCGTCGCGGCCGATCACGGTAACGACGCGCTGCGTGTCGTAAATATACGGAATTAGCTCGTCGATATTCTTCGCGCAGCGCGTGTCCGCAATCCGCAGGCGATCGGTATAAATGAAGGTGCCGACGTCGGAAACCATCTGCCGCTGCTGAATTGCGACCTTGGAAACCTCGTTCGAGGGCATTCCGAGCGCCGCCTCGTGGATATTCGAAATATCTTTCAAATCCTGCGTGGCAAGGCCGGCCTCGTTCACGAGCGCCGCATCAATGCCCGGCGGCGGAATGTGGATAGGCGCCTGCTCGCCATCGTTGAAATACAGGAAAGGGTCGTCGCTCGTCGGTGCGCGGCGCCATTTTACCTCGTGGCCTTTGACTGCTTCCGCCGTCGTCAGCCATTTGTTGCGCGGCGCAGCGACAAGCTGCTCGGCCACGGTCGACCGCCAATAATTATGGAGGCGCTGCGGATCTTTCAGGAAGCGAATCAATCCCCAACGGTGCACGCGCTCGCCGTCGTTCAATTCCCATCCGGGAACACGGTAGACGGGCAGCGACGACACGGGATAATCATAGGGGCCTTCGAGAATTGCGTTGCCCGAGCAGATATACAGACGCGCGAAACGCTTGGGCACGTCTCGCGTATAGGGCGAGCCGTCCGAGCGCGTTTCGACGAGGTGGAGATATTCGTATTCCTCCATGTCGGTGACGTCGTGCACGCTGCCGTCCTGATAGAGCGCGAGCGTGCGATGTCCTTCGGTGACCATGCGCCAGAACGACACGATCCGAACCGTGTCCTCCTGAAGCCAAAAGCCCGATTGGTTCCACGTGCGTTCGTCCATGAACGACGTTTCCGCCGCCCACGGATAGCGGTGTTTGAATTCCTGCTGCGGAATATCGTCGCCGACGAAAGACCATTGGCAATCCTGGCCGGACGGCTCGATGCCGAGCGGATCGAACACGGCCGAATAGGGATCGGTGACGGCTTGGAGCTTGATATCCTGCTCGAACACGTCGTCAGAGGTGTAATCGATCGCGAGGCAAAAGGCACCTTGTCCGCCGACCACCTGATACTTATGCGCTTCGTCGCGCGCGAAATCTGCGTTGCCGTTCTTGAAGATATTGCGGATAATACCTTCGCGGATCGACGCGATTTCCTTCGTGCCGGCCTTATCCGGGTTCACGCGAATTTCCGTCTCGTTCATGAGACGATTTCCGACGATCTGCGCCACGAAGGCGATCAATCGGTTAAAGGTTAGGACCGGCTTATTCGCGTCTTTGCGGCGCTGCTCGACTACCGGGTCCCA